CCGTATCGAACCCTCATTCTGCCGGTTGTAGTCATGGAGAAGACGAAGAACATCGCGCCGCACGTCATGGCCTGCAAGAACTGCGAGGGCAAGGGACGTGTTTTCTACACCGACCAGGGAGGTGCCCCGGCATCCGCCAGATGTCCCCTCTGCAAGGGGAGCGGACGGGTGAAGGTGCAGAGCAAGGTGATCACCCGTATCGAGCCCTTTGTGCCGGGCGAGGACGACACCGAGCTGATGACCATGTGAATTCCGTTCACACTCTAAACAGAAAAACGCCGCATCCCAGCACGATGCGGCTTTTTTTTATCAACATCCCCGGTTAAATGCCTAATTTTGCATCATATACCCTGCACTTATGGCCAAAGGACGAGACAAGAACCTGATAGAACTCCGTGATGAAGCCCTGTGCCGCCGTTACTATTACTGGACGGAGGTGCAGCGCCTGCGCTTTGATGACGCCCTGAAGGTGTTGTCCCGGCAGGAGTTTTTCATTTCGGAGGAACGTATCATGTCCATCATCCGTCGCAAGTGCCGGGAGCTGAAGGACCTGGAGGTGAAGCCCGTCCCGAAAGTGAAGAAACCCCGCCTGACAGCTGTCCAGCTTTCGCTCTTTACGGGCGAATAAACCTTGCCGCGCCTTCTTGCATTGCAGATTCGTCGTGCAGCGTGAAGGCATACACGGTCTCGTACACCTTGATGTTTCCCGGCAGCGAATAGTCCCGGCTCTTTACCCTGACCAGCGGGCTGGCCTCTTCCGTGCACCGGAACTCCTGCAGTGCCTTGTACAGCTCTTTGGCCTTTAGCTGCCGTTCCCTTACCTTGTCGTAGGTGCCTGAGGAGTAGTGCGTGTCATCGTAGCAGTCGACGGCCAGCCTTACAGTGACGGACGACACGCTTTTCTGTACCCCGTACCCGATGTCGTTCCAGTCCGATTCGGTGTTCCCTATGAGCACGCAGGGGAAGGTTACCGGGTAGTGGTCCTCCTCCGCCCCGGCTTCGAGCTGTCCGTAATCCTCGTCAATGTATGACAGCTCCGGCATCATTTCGGCGATGCGTTCCATGATCGCGATGAATATTTCTTCCATGTCTTTATAAGTTTAAAATGTTCCTGATTTCTTTTTCCGCCTTTTCCGTGATCCTTTCGGAGAGCTCGCTGCTTTCCCCGAGGAACTGCCGCTGCGGTATCCGGATCCGGAGCTTCTTCTTTTTGGTGAGCGCCAGTCTTTTCCATTTCAGCGCTTCCGGGTTCTCCTGTGGCTCATTGTTTACGGCAGAACCCTTCTTTTTGCCCTTTCTTTTGCCCGTGGCGGCTTTTTTAGCCTTGCCTGAAGCCTGGTAATACTTCGCCCATGCAAAACGCCGCATTTGGGGCGTGACAGTCGGATTCACTTCCCCTCCCCAGTTGTGGACGGGCGCATAGACAAGTTCGTCCGCCACCCTCACCCGGTAGTCCGCCGGCACGTATTTGACGGAGCTGAAGAGATGGTTCCTTCCGGAGAGCAGTGTCCCGTAGTTCCCGGCCGCGTCCGTCCTTCCGGATGACAGCCTTTTCGCCTTCGGCCACGGGTGTAGTCCCCCGTTCACGAACCCCTCCTGGCGGAAGTTGTCCTGGAAATGGTCCTTCGCCATCCGTCCGGCGATGACCGGCATCCTGCGTCTCATCAGGTCGTCCATCTCCTTGCGTTTGGCTTTTAGCAGCTTTGAATATTCTTTTATGTCCATGAATGACTGAATTAAAAAAATAATTTTATACTTTTGCAGGCGAGGCATATTTTACGTGCCTGCCATGTATTATGAATGTACCCGAACAAGTAAAGAACGAGGCCCGGCCGCTTATAGAACAGTACGGCGATTCCTTCGATTACCTTGGTAATCACGAGGGTCAGGAGGCTTATCTGTTCCGTTTTCCGGATGATGCCACTGTCGGTTTCCCCTTCCTTTATCTCTTCAAGGACGGCGAGGCCATGGAGGTGACAGGTCCGGGCGTGTTCGACTTCATTGATTTATACACCTCCGGCATCGAAGATGCTGATGAAGTCGGTGTTGAATAGCTTGTTGTCTATCCTCATTATCCCCCTGCAGTTGTGTGAGTTGGCGGCACCTCTGTCGCAGAGGTATCTGACGTCTTTCCACTCCATTCCGGATCCCTTGGAATTGTCGCTTTGCGGTTCAATGTACCGTAATTCCCCGTTCGCGAACCGCTGAAGGATGGTGGCGTGTCCCGAACCTCCCCTCCAGCCAATGACGAGCTCATATACGCCTTCCTCCCTGCATACCTCGTTAAAGAATTCCATGTAGCGTTTGGGCGTCATTTGTTGATACCCTTTTGCTATGAGCCAGCTGTTGATGCTGGTATGTCGAGCCGGTGTCCCGTCCATGTTCCTCCATACCTCGAAGGCGTGTCCGTTGCTCAGGTATTCAAGTTTCGAGCCTGTGGTGATGCCTTTCGCCGTGATGTCGAATCCTCTTAACCGCAAGGCATAGGCCGGGGCACATGTCTGGCAGTTTTCTGCATACTGCTTGTCTGAAGGTTTATAGTCCGGGTTCTTGCTGTACCGGTGGCCTGACTTGTCCATGTATCTGCCGTTGAGATCGAGGATATATTCTTCCCTGTGTTTCGGGTTTGCATTTTGTTTGTCGGCTTCCTCCACGGTCATGGGCTTTCCTTTGGTGATGCCCAGCGCCTTTTCCATTTTGAGGTTGTTCAGCGCGATGGCCTCCTTCTCCTCCGGTGTGAGGTTGTCCGGCATTTCGGCTATCATCCCGTTGATGCGCCTTGTCAGTGCGTCCACCGCTTTCTTCGCTCCCTTGTGCGCTTCCTTTTGATAAGGATGGCTGTTGGAAAATAGTCTGGCGTCCCTTCCGGGGTTGTTCTCCAGCCCGGGCTGGGGCTTGTTGTCCGGTCCGCTTCCCGGTACCGGCGTTGGCTCCTCGTCGGTTGATGAAAGCCCGCACTTGCAGTTCCATCTGTCCCCGGGCCTGTGCTCGTTCCAGAACGGGTCATCGACGGGGCGTATGGTTCCCCAGAATACGCGGTGGTCCGCTCCCGGGTGCACGGATGTGGAGGGCATCCATTTGAGGTTGGGCAGGATATCCTTCTCCCTCTCGAACTGCCTCCAGTCGGCCGCCTGGTGCGCCCGTATGACGGCCGTGTCGTATTCGGTGCGCAGCCAGTCTACCATCTGGTGGTCCGCTATGGGCATGACGAGTTTCAGCCACTGTTCAAACGGTCTTAAATTGCCGTTTTCGTCCAGCAGTAGCGCCGCCATGTCGTTCTGTGCCCGGTGTACCTTGAACGCGGCGAACACGGCGTTGTTCGTCCGTATTTCGCGGTAGAAGTCATAATCCGGATCATCGGGCTTCCTTGCCCCGAACCCCTTGTCGGTGGCCTTGTTCATCGTTTTCCACGCGGCCTCGAACAGGTTCTCCTCGATGTCGGTCATGGGATGGAATTCCTTGCTGTAGATGTTCTTCAGGGCCTTCTTCAGGAACTCGTCGTCAAAGGTGAACGTGCTTTCCACCTGCCTGTTCTCCAGCCGGTAGAGGTCGTTCATCACCACTCTAAAGTCGCCCCGTCTTCCCCCGGGGCTTCCGCGAAAAAACGTTTCAGCCGGTTGTACACGTTTTTAAGGGCGTTTTTCTTCTCTTTGGGTGTCCCTTTGCCGGTCTCCGGTATTTCCTCCTCTTCATTTCCCTGTTTTCCGGCGGTTGCCGCTTTCTCTTTCACCGCCCCGATTTCCGCCGCTTTCTCCTCCTGGCGCTTCTTCAACTCGTTGTAGTTTGCCGGCTTCTCGATCCCGAATTCCTCGTAGAGGTAGTCGTCCCCCACCGGCAGGCTGAAGCTGGTGCGCAGCTGCGTGAGGATGGTCATCTTCTTTTCCGGTTCGATGACTTTCTTTTCCGGGTAGCAGAACTCGCCGCCGTTGGTATCTATCCCGAGCATGGCGAATATGTCTGTCATGTTGTAGTTGAGCACGTCCAGAATGTCCTGCCTGTCTGCTGCCGTGACCTTCTCCTCGACGTCCTTGTGTACGGTCCCGAGCGCCTGTGTGCCCTTGTCCGACGCCTCGGTGGTGAGGGTGTTCCCGAGGAAGAGCTTCGATATCTCGTTGTTGCATCGCTCGCATAGCTTGTCGTATAGGTCAGCACTTCCTGTCTTGTTCGCCGCCTCCCTGAGCTCCATCACCGTCTCCTGGGCGTGCACGAACACCGCCATGCTTCCGGTGCTTTCCGCATCTGCCAGCGCCCTCTGCCTTGCCTCGTCGTCATCGGTGGGGTATGTGTATTCCCTGATGGGCGCGCCGAACACTTCGGCGAACTGCGCCCAGTCGGCCACGTCGTTGCGCTTGTAAATCACCCATACGGCCGCCTTCGCGAGCATCCCGGCGTCTTCCGGGTCCCCTATGAACAGCAGGTCGGGGTACTCGTCCCAGGATGTCCCGGCGGTGTCCGTCTGGTGTCGGAGTATGAGCCTTCGCACGGGATCGACGTGCTTTCGCGGTATGCGGTCGTAGTTCACCCATTCGCCCTCGCGGTAGAACTGCACGAGCGTGAATCCCCAGAACTTCGCTTCCAGGATATCCCCTATGAGCCGGCGGAACCAGGGCGATCGTATCTGTCTGTTTATCTTCTCGTCGGGCTTCCCGTTCCGTCTGAACTCGATGGCTGCGGCGAGCACTGCGTTTTTCCGTTTTTCGATGACGCTTGTCAGGTGGGTGTCCATGAGTATGTCGCTGTAGAGGTCATACAGTCTGAACCTCCTGGAATAGTCCACGTTCTCGAAGGAGCGTATGGCCAGCATATAGTCCGCTATGTCTATTCCGAAGCGCCTGGGTTGTGTCAGTATGATGGTCGCGGGTCCTTTCTGCCCGGGCCTCGGCAGATTCCCGCTGGTGGTTATCTTTCCGGCCCTTTTCTGTCTTTTACTCATGTTACCAGTGGTTTACACGTTTACGGTTGCTTTTGATAAGGAAATTTGATTTTGCCGCCCTTGTCTCTTCGGGAAGCAGGGGTAAACCGTCCACGGATATCTCCTCGGCCGCCACGGCTTTCAGCCATTCGACGGCCCTCTCGTAGCGTTCCTTGCGGATTCCTTTTATGCTCTGCGGGTTGTGTATGCTGATGACATGGTAGATGGCGATGTCTATGGCCATCATCAGCACCAGCTGGTTCCTGTCCTCCCTGGAGGCTGTGAATATCCTGTCGCAGTTGTACCTTTTGGAAAGGTAGCAGCGCATCTCGGCGATTGCGCGGTCCTCGCATATCTCCACGACGGCGTCGTCCTCCCTTGTCACGGCATCCAGTATCTCGCGGTGGATGCTCGCGTCGTAATCAGTAAGTTCGATGAATTTGCTCATGTGGGTAAAGTATTAAAGTTTACAGTCTGTACTTGTTGTGCGCCCGCATCTTCCTTGTGGAGATGACGGCCGGCTTTTCCGCCTGGTGCGCCTTGCAGTCTATGATGCGGTTTCCTCCCTCCACGCAGTCGGGCCCGTCCGCCGGGTAGGTCAGCATGAGGTTGAAGAGGCTGAACTGGTCGGTGAGCAGTTTCATGTGCGGGTTGTCCTTTTCCGCCTCGTTGAAAATGAGATTCCCTTCGCTGTTGAGGGGTTCCAAGTTCGTCTCGATACGTGTTGCCTTGTCCGTCTTCTTCTCCTCGTCCCCCTGGATGTACAGTGATATCTTCCTTTGCCGGCGTATGCGCCTGATGATGGGTTGGAACACCTGCTGGAAAAAAGGGTCCTGCAGCTTGTTGTTCTCCATGTAGCAGTACACGTTCGTTTTTCCGTTCACGAACTCCAGCAGTCTGATGTACCACTCGATGAACGTGGCGTTCGTCTCCCTTCCGAGGAACCCCTTGATGACGTAGAGCTTCCCTGCCAGTTTGCCGAGCAGGAACACCGCCTTCGTGGAGCTCTTCCTTGTCTTGTTCTCTCCGGGTGCGGGGTCACCGTAGATGACCAGGAATTTGAACTTCGAGAGCGCCGGCACTTTCCCGTAGATGATGTCCTTGAATATCTCGCCCTCGGCCACGGGGTTGTTGAAGAATTCCTTCTGTCGTGCCGCCGCGCTGACCAGCGAGAGGAAGAGGTCTATATCCTCCTCCGAGTTTTTCTCGGGCCATACGGAGAGCCCGTTCCTGTCACGTATGTTGATGATGTCCACGTGCCCGATTCCCTTTCCCTTCAGCTCCGTAGCCTTCTCGATGGCCCTTTTGATGCAGCAGTCGGCTGCGATGATGTTCCCGTTGAAAAGTACGCGGTAGTTTCCCGATACGGACATGGTCGGTATCAGGGCTTCCTCCAGCCATTTCCATTTGGTCTTGATACGTTCCGGGTTCCGGCATTCCTCGTCGGTGTCGATATCGTCCACCAGGATGAAGTCGGGGCGGAAATTCTTGTTACGTGTACCACGTGGTGACTGCCCGGCGCCGATGGCGCGGAAGGAACATCCCGCCATGACGGTGAATTCCCCCGTTTCCCAATACCCGGGTTTCTTCTGCGTCCCGTAGTCCTGTATGATCCGCTGGTTCTCCTCGAAGTTGGCCATGAATGGCAGCAGTAGCCTTTGGGCGTTGTCCTGCGAGTTGGAGATCAGCAGCACGTTGCGTATCTTTTTTGTCAGCGCCAGTTTGGAGATCTCCATCATGGAGCGTGCGGATTTCGCCAGCTCGCGCGACCAGGCGCGCACCTCGTACCAGCGTTTGTTCCTCATCAGCCGTCCGGTGGCTTTCCTGTGGAAGGCGGCGGGTTCGCAGGTGCAATACATGGCGAAGTAGTATTTGAACCACTCCTCGTCGTCCTTCTCCAGCCTTTCCCTTCGTGCGCGTATTTCCGCGTCCGTGTCCGCGGGGTTGATGTCCGAGCTCTCGTGTATGGATGCCACCAGCCCTTCCCATTCGGCCAGTGCGGTCCTGTCCTGCGGTGTGAGTCTTTTCTTTGCCATGGTCATGAAACTTTTGATTTGACGAACGCGTCAAGCAGGGGCGTCACCTCCTTCGCCTGCATGGGGTCGGACGCACGCAGCCATTTGAGCAGGTTTGAGAATACGGATATGATGTCCGAGAGCCCGACTTCGGTCTCCATCTTCTTGATGGCGTTGGACAGTTTGGATATGGTGTCCGCCTCCGCGGCGTTCGGGAAACGTTCCCCCTCCGGCTTTGCCATGATGGCGTTGTTGAGTTCGGTCAGCTGGCGGTACAGGTTTTTCAGCTGTTCCTCGCGTGTGATGGTGATGGATGTCTTGAGCATCTCCCATCCGTTCTTGCCTATCCAGTTGTTCACCGTGACGCGTGACACTCCCACGCGTTCGGCTATTTCCTGCTGTGTGAGGTTCTCCTTCAGGTAGAGCGTCTTCGCCCATTCCCTTTTCTGTTGCATGCTTAGTTCGGTCATATTGCCTCCTTTTTTAGGTGCAAAATTGATAAGGAAAAGGGGCGGAAAAAAACGCGTGCCGCATGATGACACTTTAAAACGTCATGACAACGTTTTAAAGTCCGCATGATGAATACGCGGTTTGAAAAACGGCTTTAATCCCCCTAATTTCGCACCGTGAACTTTGCGGGGACACCCGCTTAAAACGACAGGAAGCATGAGAAAGTTTTTCAACATCATACCCGGTAAGGACGCCTGCTGCATCCTGCTTTACGGTGACATCGGCGATTATGACGATGTGCGCAGCGGTGATATCGCCCGCGAGCTCCTGGAGGCCGAAGCCCAGTCCGGCAGGATTGACGTGCGTATCAACAGCAACGGCGGCGAGATATATGCCGGTATCGCCATTTTCAACGCGCTGCGTAACAGCAAGGCGGATATCACCATCTACGTGGACGGCATCGCCGCCAGCATGGCCTGCGTCATCGCCCTTTGCGGGAAGCCGGTTCAGATGAGCCGTTATGCCCGCCTGATGCTCCACAGCGTGCAGGGAAGCTGTTACGGCAACAAGGACGAGATGCTGGGCTGCATCCGTGAGATCGAGTCCCTGGAGGACACGCTTTGCGAGATGTATGCCGCACGTATGGGCCGTGACAAGGATGAGATCCGTTCGCTGTATTTCGACGGCAAGGACCATTGGCTCCGTGCCGACGAGGCGCTGGCTCTGGGCCTTATCGACGGTATCTATGATGCCGATCCCGTTCCCGAGGACAGTACCCCCGACGAGGTATTCCAAATATTCAATAACCGGCTGCACAAGCCACAAAACGAGAACAACATGAATTTAGACGAACTGAAGAAACGTCCGCGGTTCAAGAACTGCGTGACGGACGACGATTTCCTCCGCGAGGTCGGTCTTCTGGAAACGGAGGCCGGGAAAGTTCCGGGCCTTGATGCCGAAGTCACCCGCCTGAAGGGCGAACTGAAGGTGTTCCAGGACAAGGCGGATGCGGATGACGCCGCCGCGCGTAAGAAACTGCTTGATGACGCGGAGAATGACGGGCGTATCGACGCCACTACCCGGCCCATCTATGAGAACCTTCTGTCCAAGGACCGCGAGAACGGGGAAAAGGCGCTGGAGAAACTCTCCCCCAAGCGCAAGGTCATGACCGACCTTCATCTGAATCCGGACAAGGAAAGTCCCTGGAACAAGCGCATGAGGGAGATCAAGGACAAGTTGAACCGTAAATAACAGTATGTTATGGCAATAGTAGTAAGAAATACCAATTACAACGGTGAGGTACTGGAGAAGATCCTGACGCTCGCCGCCACCGGAAATGAAATCGTAGAAAAGGGACTGATCTATGTTATTCCCGGTGTGGAGAAAAAAATCAGCCTTCCGCGTATCAAGAGCGGTAAGATGTTACAGAAACGTAAGGAAAATCCCCAGGTTGAAGATTCGAAAGGTAACTTCAATTACAGTGAGAAATCATTGGACCCTGTGGATTTTATGGCCTTCACAGTGTTTAATCCCCGAGCCTTCGAACATATCTGGCGTAAATGGCAGCCGAAAGGAAATCTGGTCTTTGCCGAACTTCCTCCGGAGGGGCAGAATGCGCTGTTGGAAGAGTTGATCAAGCAGGTGAAATTCGAGTTGGGTGATCATTATATCAATGGTGAGTTCGGTGACGATGATGACCATTTGATGAATGGAATTTTGACGCAAGCCGCCAAAGATACCGAATTGATTATCGTTTCTACCAGTAAGACCACGATGCTCGAAAAATTGAAGGCTGTCCGTAAGGCTATTCCCAAAGCCCTGCGCAGTAATCCGAACCTCCGTCTGGTGATGAGTGTCGACGACTTTGACAAATACGATGACGAACTGACTGAACGTGAGAGTAAGAATGCTTCCGAAACGGATGTAAACAGCAAACGTTACAAGGGCATTACTATTGAGACACTGGCAGCATGGCCGGATGATCTGATTGTGGCCACTCTCTGTTCTCCGGATGCAGACGGTAACTGGTTCGCCGCAGTCAACCTGCAGGACGATCAGGATGTGATCCAAATCGATAAGATTGCCAATGCCAGTGAGCTTTATTTCTTCAAACTACTGATGAAAGCCGATACGAATATCGCATTCGGAGAGGAAATGGTGGTTTTGGATACCCGTACATCTCCGGTGTTCAAGTCTTCGGAAAAGACTCTCGCTTCGGATGTGGAGGAACTGTCATTCAAGGCTGCCGGAGAAAGCAAGGAAGTGACAATTACAGCATCCGGTGAATACAGTGTCAGTGCCGCTCCGGCCGGTTTCACTGTTGTTGGTACCGATGACGGTTTGAAAGTTACCGCTGAAAAGAATACCAGTGGCAAAGCGAAAGCAGGAAACCTGGTTGTGACACTGGATTCCGACAAGACGAAGACGGTGGATATAGTGTTGTCCCAGGCGGCCGTTGACGAGGAGGAAGGCGGTGCGTGATGGGAAAGCTGAAATATCTTGTCATCCACTGTACGGCGACTCCTGAAGGGCGTGAGGTGAGCGGTGCGGATATCCGCGCCTGGCACACGAACCCGGTGTCAAAGGGCGGCCGCGGCTGGAAACAGGTGGGCTATACCGACCTGTTCCATCTGAATGGCGGCGTGGAGCGCCTGGCGGACAACAACGAGGACGCGAACGTGGACCCCTGGGAGATCACCAACGGTGTGGCCGGCTACAACTCCGTGAGCCGCCATATCGTGTATGCCGGCGGGTGCGAAAAGGACGGCCGGACTCCCAAGGACACGCGTACGGTGTGCCAGAAGCGTGCGCTTGAGAAGTACGTGAAGGACTTCCACCGCCGTTTCCCGGACGTGCGTATCGTGGGGCATAACGAACTGGCGGCCAAAGCCTGCCCCAGCTTCGATGTACAGAAGTGGCTTCAATCAATAGGTATAACTCAATAAATCAACAACTTTCATGAAAAGATTTCTTTTATTCTTTGTGCTGATGCTCGGATTCGTGTCAGCAGCTTTTGCCCAAACCGGTACAGTGCCGGAAGTCGATTATAGCGCGATGATCGCCACCTTTGCCGGTTTTGTCGGCGGCGTGGTGTTGCTCACGGAAGGGATCAAGGCCCTGTTCCCAAAAATGCAGGGCTTGGCGACACAGATTGTCAGCTGGTGTGTGGGCATTGTGGCCGCCATGCTTTTATGGTGGCTGGATGCGGGTTTTGTCGCTGATGCCACGTGGTATATCGCGTTGTGTTACGGGTTCGGTGCGTCCCTTGTGTCCAACGGTATTGCCGATACGGGCTTTGTCCAGTGGCTCATCGGGCTGTTTGCGGGTAAGGATGTCGGCAAATAGGCTTTGACCTGAAAGACCAGTGCGCGTATGGACTTCAGTGCAGTTATGAATCTGGTGTTGGGCGGCGGTCTGGTAGCCACGCTAATAGCCATCATCACCCTGAAATCAACGGTCAGGGAAGCGAGGGCGAAAGCGGAGAAGGCTACCGCTGAAGCCGAGACGGTACGTATTGACAACGCCGAGCACGCCACGCGCATCCTGATCGATAACATTGTAGAACCCTTAAAAGACGAACTGAATGCGACACGCAAGGATTTGCAGGCCACCAAGCGCGAGATGGCGCGTCTTAGGAAGGCCATTGACACGGCTAACAGTTGCCGTCATCATGATGACTGCCCTGTTCTTTACGGGCTGCGCGAGCTTCCGAAGACAGAGCCAGACCCGGATTCAGGAGAGTACCTCGGCAAGCGCGGACAGCGCAAGGTCCGTGCGTCGGGGGCTGGTGATGGCGGGCCTCCCGGCGTCGGCCCTGACGCTGAAGATTCCGGCAGCTGACCTGCTGGCTCTTCCTGCCGGTGCCTCCTATCATGGAAAGAACGGTCAGGCGGGCGTGGACGTGACGTCCAGGGGCGACACGCTGGTGGTGACCTCCACCTGTGACAGCCTCCAGCGTCTGGTCCTCTGGTACGGGGAGGAGCTGACCCGTATCCGGGGCGACACCGTGAGTGCCACGAAAACCGCTGAAACGGAGTTCAAACGGCGTTTTAACCCCGTTAAAATCGCCCTGATTGCCTTTATCGCCGGTATGGCATCCGGCATAGTATCAACCTTTTTAATCAAGAGACGAAATGGAAAAGAATAAGAATTTTATCTACGGCATCGCCGTCGTGACGTTCGGCGCCGCGACCATCGGCTGGATCGAGAAGGGCAGCTGGGACTGGGGCGGGACGAAGCCCGAGAGCGTGGATGTCGAGGCCGAACAGGTTCCCGACGCCCCCGTGCTGACGCTTCTGCAAAAGAACGGGCAGGTATCGCCCACGTTCAACCTTATCCAGCTTGACTACAAGAACATCAAGGCCGTTCTTGGCGGCACGCTGGTGGGTCCGGATGACGCTCCCACGGGCTGGAAGGCCCCGACCGAGCTGGTGCAGCTTTCCGGCGAGTGGGCCATCAAGTTCGTGAGCGGCCAGACGATGACGATCCCGAACGGTACGATCCTTGCGAACCTTGGCGGCAAGCTGACGCTTACGGAGGTTTCCAAGATCGAATGCCAGCTGAAGGTGAACAAGCCGGCCGACGGCAGCGCCCCGTACGAGATCAACGACACAGCATCGGCATAGCGTATGGACGATCGTAAGGCAAGAATGGTGCAGAGGGAGGCGTCTGAGGCGTTGCTTGACCGGGGCGTCTCCCTTCCCTTGAGGGAGTTCCGGCTTCCTTTCATGAGGAGGGCGCTGCGTCTGCGTGTGACCATGCGTCGTCCCCGGCTGGAAGACCAGATCCGCATCTCCCGGCTGTACCTGTCGATGGATGTCTCCCCCGGTGAGATGGAGTCGTTCAGTGTCCGCGAGCGCATGGAGTTCATGGCCCGTCACGGTGTCACCCTCTCCCGCATGGTTGCCCTCACGCTCTGCCGCGGTGCCTTTTCCCGTCATCTGGAACGCCCCGTCGCATGGTTCCTCCGGGTATGGGTGGACCACCGTTTCCTCGTGGGTGCCCTGGAGGAGTTTATCAGCCTGATGGGCAGCGAGGCTTTTACGAGTGTTATCAGGTCGGTGGACCGGGCGAACCCGATGAGACCGAGACTGAGCCATGTAAGGAAGGGGAGTTAAGGACCGTTTTCGAAGGTTCCCATAGCCCCTTCGGTTTTATCTGGAGTGTCGCTTCCGCAACAGGCTGGACGGTGCAATATATCCTGAGGGGTGTAAACTACCAGACGCTGGTGATGATGCTCCATGACGCCCCCAAGTACGTGCGCCGGTCAGTAGCTGACTCCAAAGTTCCGCAAGGCGATGGCGGCGGGATCGATCCGGAATCCGCCGCCCGTGAAGCCGGTGACATAGTGAAATTTTACCAAAGCAATTTAGAACTGTAAACGATGAAGCCCGTAGAAATCGAATTCCTGATGAAGGACCACTTGAGCGGCGGCCTTGACAAGGCCGGCCTTGCCGTTGACATCCTTGCCTCGAAGGCCGGTAAGGCGGCCGAGGCCATCAACGCGCGTATCGAGGAGCAGAGGAAGGTCATCGAGGGGGTGAGCTCCGACCTGCACCGTATGGAAACGCAGCTTCAGAACATGAAGCCGGGGCCTGCACAGGCGGAGCTTGCCGCCGACGTGGCGGCCTGCCGCAAGGTGCTGGACGAGGAACGCGCGGCCCTTGAAGGGCTTGAGAGGGAACACCGCGAGGCGGAGAAGAGTGTCCGGAACCTCCGGGAGGAGTATAGTCGTATCTCCTTAGAGGAAGAACGCGCCGCGGCCGGTAGCAAGAGCCTGACCGACAGGATCCGGGAGCAGAAGGAAGTCATCGGGCAGATCGAGAGCGACATCAAGTCGCTGGAGAAAGCCTACCGGGGTGCCGCTCCGGGAAAGGCCAAGGTGGCCGCCCTGGATGAGCTGAACGCCGCGAAGAAGGCGCTCGAGGAGGAAAAGGGCGCCCTTGCCGGGCTCCAGGCTGAACAGGAGAAGACACGGGAGGGCGGCAAACGCCTTTCCATGCAGCTGCGCGAGCTCCAGGACAGCATGGCCCGCCTGCGCCTGGAAGGTAAACAGGACACTGAGGAGTACCGGAAGATGGCGCAGCAGGCCGCGCTCCTTTCCGACACGCTTGCCGACCTGAACACCCAGACGAAAATCCTCTCTAACGATGACGCGAACCTCCAGGGGTTCATGTCCGGTGTGAGCGGCCTTGCCGGTCTGTTCACCACCGCCACGGGCGCGCTGTCTCTCTTCGCCTCGGAGAACGAGAACCTGGCGAAAATACAGACCCGCGTGCAGAGCGTGATGGCCATCACGATGGGGCTCCAGCAGGTGTTCAATACCCTGAACAAGGATTCCGCTTTCCGTCTGGTGACGGTCGTGAAGATGAAGAACCTGCTGACGGCCGCCAATACCCGGCTGGCCGTCGCCCTGGGTATCTCCACCGGTGCGGCGCAGGCCCTGATGGCCACGCTTACGCTGGGACTTTCGGCCGTTATCACGGGACTTGTCGTTGCCTGGGACAGATACTCGGACGCGCAGGAGAAAGCGGCGGAGAAAGCCCGTGAAATGGCAAAAATCGAGTCCGACGGCCGTGCACAGATGATCAAGACCCGTTTCGAGATCGAGAGCACACTGGCGAGCCTGAAGGAGTTCACCGGCACGAGGGAGGAGGAGAAGGCGAAGGTCAAGGAACTTAACAGCAAGTACGGCGAGACTTTCGGCTATTATGACACATTGGCCCAGTGGTATGACATCCTGATCAGCAAGAGCGACGCCTATATCCGGATGCTTTTCCTCCAGGCCAAAGCCCAGAGCATGGTGAACAAGGCGGTCGAGCTTGACGCCAAGGTGGCTGAAGCGCAGGCCAAGCCGGAAAGCGACTATGACACCTGGTGGGGTTACGGCGGCAAGGTTGACCGTTTCTTCTCCTCCAACGCTTCCTACAAGGGGAACAACAACGGGCGCTGGCTGAAACAGGAAGAGGTGGATCGTCTGACAAAGGAGCGTGACGAGTGGCTGGAGAAGGCGCAGGCTGAAATGCAGAAATCCGTCGAGCTCGCCAAGAGTTCCGGTCTTGGCGGCCATACGAAGCCCGACCCGAATGCCGCTAAAAAGGAGCAACAGTCGGAAGAGCAGCGCGCCTCGGAACTTCTGAAGCTCCAGATGAAGAACCGCCAGTCGGAGATCGACCTTCTGAAGGAGAGCGGCGAGAAACGCCGCCGCCAGATCCGCCTGAACTACGATAAGGAGATCGCCGAGCTCGCCGCCCAGGAGAAGAAGTGGCGGGACGCGCAGAAGGGCAGCCTGACCGACGGGCAGGAATCCTCCCTGAAGGAGGCGCGTGAGAAGGCCGCTGCGGCCCGTGACGGCGACCTGGCAAAGGTGACCAAAGAAGAGAACGATGCCGCCCGCCAGTCGATGCTCGACTACCTGAAAGAGTACGGCACCTACCAGCAGAAGAAGCTGGCCATCGCCGAGGAATACGCGGAGAAAATCCGCAAGGCGCAGGAAGAGGGCAACTATGGCGAGGTGTTGCGCCTTTCCCGGGAGCAGAAGGAAGAGACTGCCGCCGCCGAGATCGCGAGCCTGAAGGCGGATATCGACTGGGACGGGCTTTTCGGAAATTTCGGCGGGTTGCTTGAAGAGCAGCTGCGTCCCACGCTGGAAAAGTTGAGGAAATATGCCGCCTCCGACGAGTATAAGAACGCCAGCGCCGAGGACAAGCAGGTGATCAGCGAACTGATCGCGAAGCTGGAGGACCGGAGCGCGGGCGGCATTAACCGGAACATGTTCAGGGATGTCTCCCGTGACCTTGCCGCCTACCAGACGACGCTGCGTGAGCTGACGGAGGCCAAGGAGAGGGAGAAGGCCGCCGCCGACGCCCTGACCGCCGCCCAGGACAAGCTGAAGAAAGCCACGGAAAGCGGTGATCCCGCCGCCGTAAAGGAGGCGGAGGAAGTGGTCGCCACTACCCGGGAGGCTTTCGACGCCGCTTCGGCGAGCGTGGTCACCCTTACGGAAGCGAACGACAAGGCGGCCCAGGACCTGCGCACGTCCAGCACGAACGCCGTCGCATCCCTTACCGGTCTTGCCGAAGGTCTCCAGGGCCTGAAATCCGGCTCCCTTGCCGGCGTGGCCCAGGGGCTGGGCAAACTGGGCGATGCGACGAAGAACATGGGCGGGGTGATGGGCAGCGTGGGTAGTACCCTTGCCGAAACGTTCAGTAGCGGCGGTATCATCGGGCAGATCATCGCGGCGGTGCTCTCCATCCTCGACGTGCTGAAGGAAGGCATCGGCACGCTGGTGAGCGGTATCCTGGACTCGGTGCTGGGCGCGGTGAACGGCATCCTGGAGAACATCCTTTCCGGGGAGCTCTTCACGCAGATCGGCGGTTCTTTGTTCTACGGGGTCCGGGACATCCTGGACACGGTGACCTTCGGGCTGTTCTCCTCGCACGGCAACGCCAGGGAGGTGAACGCGCTGGTGGACCGTCTGACGGAGAGCAACAAGTACCTGACGACCGCCATCGAGAAGCTGACGGACGAGATGGAGAACTCGGGCGGTGCGCAGTCCACGGAGTACTACCGGAGCGCGTACGAGAAGCAGCGGGAGAAGATCGAGAACGACCGCCAGATGCTGGAGGCGAAAATGGGGTACCACAGCTCGCACCACTCGAACAACTACTATATCGGTAAGGCGATGAGCGGCAGCGACTGGGACCGTATCTCCTCCTACCTGGGCCGGAACGTACGCGACACGGGCGCGCTGTGGCGCCTGTCCCCGGAGGACCTTGCCAAACTGCAGGAGCTTCCGGACATCTGGGAGAAGATACACAGCGGGAAGTACGACCAGTCGGAGTGGCTGGACGAGTACGTCTCCGACGCGAACACGCTGCTGGAACTCCAGCAGCAGTGGCAGGAAGCCATCACGGACACGTCGTTCGATAACATCAAGAGCGGCATGAAGGAGCTGCTGAAGGACTTCGAGACGGGTTCGGAGGACGTGATCGCGAGCGTTGACGAGTTCCTGGAGAACGCCATCCTGAAGTCCGTCGTTGACGGGACGTATTCCGACGAGCTGAAGAAGTGGCAGGAGGTCTTCGCGGAGTTCATGAGCGACGGCATCCTCTCAGAAAGGGAGGCCGACGAGCTGCGCCGGAAATACCAGGACATCTTCAGCGCCGCGCAGGCGGAGAAGGACGCCCTGTTCGACGCGGCCGGTATCACGGAGGACAGCGGGTCCACGACGCAGAGCGGCAAGTCCGGGAGCTTCTCGGCCATGTCGCAGGACCAGGGCACGAAGCTGGAGGGGATGTTCACCTCGGGTCTGAACCACTGGGTGAGCATCGACGAGAAGACCGAGGACGTGGCTGGCCGCATGGCCAGCGCCGAGGGGCACCTGGCGAAGATCGCGGAGAACACCGGTAAAAGCGCGGGTTTCCTCGGCGAGATAAAGGAAGATATCAAACGGATCATACGTGACGGACTAAGAATGAAATCATCATGAGCATGGAAACGATCATGGGCGGGCTGTTCCTTGTGAACGGCACCGATGTCTGGACGGAATACGGCGTATTCCTGACGGAGGAGAAGCGCGGGGGGCGTGACAACCTGAAGGCCATCCTCGCCGCGAGCGGGACGAAGGGCCACACGGCGGTTGACATCCGGGAGGAGAACGGGGAGAAATACTCCGACTCCCTGGTCGTTGCCAACGCTGCGCGCGACGTCACGCTGACCTTCGCTCTGTATGCCGCCACCAAGCAGGAGTGGCTGAAGAGATACATGTCCTTCATCTCCTTCCTGAAAACGGGCGACAGGGGTTGGCTCTCGCTGCACTTCCCGCAGCTGGACCTGACGCTGCGCGTACACTACCTGGAATGTTCCGGCTTCACGCCGCTGACCTACCTCTGGACGGAGGGCGTGCAGGCGGGTCGCTTCAAGGTGAAGTTCCGTGAACCCGAACCGATCATTTAACCCCATTCAAACGACGTTCAAAGATGCTTTTAACGGTATATGACAGTAACAGGCAGGCGAAGGCGGTCCTTTCCCCGGACGACAGCTCGACACAGGTGAAGGAGATCCAGTCGGACAACGTGCTGACGCTCTCCTTCACCCTGTATGAATATGTGGCACTGGAAGTGAACGACTACGTGGACTTCGAAGGTGAGCGCTACTGGCTTCAGGAGCGGTATCTTCCGGAGGAACGCAGCATGCAGGAGTGGAAGTACGACGTGAAGTTCTACGGGATCGAGAGCCTGATGAAGAGGTTCCTCGTCCTGAACGTGGTGGACGGCGACCCGGAGCCGGTGTTCACGCTGACGGCCCCTCCGCGTGAGCACGTGGCGCTGATCGTGAAGTCGGTCAATGACGGCATGGGCGGCGTGACCGACTGGAAGGTGGGCCGCGTGGAGGGCACGGAGAACGTGGTGATCGACTACGAGGGGAAGTACTGCCCCGACGCGCTGAAGGAACTCGCCGGCAAGGTGCCGGGTGCCGAGTGGTGGGTGGAAGGCCAGACGGTGAACCTCTGCCGCTGTGAACACGGTGAGGAGGTCACCCTGGCCTACGGGAAGGGGCTGACGGAACTCTCCCGCGACAAGGCCGACGGCGCGAAGTTCTACACCCGCCTGTTCCCGATCGGCAGTTCCCGTAACATCGACCCGGATAAATACGGGCACAGCCGGCTGCAGCTTCCCGGCGGCGCGAAATACGTGGACGTGAATGTGGAGAAGTACGGCATCCACCACCACTACGAGAAGGACGCCTTCGCGGATATCTACCCCCGGCGCGTCGGTACAGTCACCTCGGTGCGCAGCGAGCAGGCGACGGGCGAGGACGGGACCGCCTTCACGATATACTATTTCCGGGACGACACGCTGAACTTCGACCCCAACGACTACGAGCTTGGCGGAAAGGTGAAACGCGTCTCTTTCCAGGAAGGCGGCGAACTGGCCGGCCTTGGCGAGGAGGAGGACGGCACCTACTATTTCGAGGTGAATTACGACAGCGACACCCGGGAGTTCGAGATCATCACCATTTGGCCGTATGACGACGACATGCAGCTTCCCGGCGGGAACCTCATACCGAAAGCCGGTGACAAATATATCCTCTGGAACATCCGCATGCCCGACGAGTACTACGCGCTTGCCGAGGAGGAATACCTGACGGCCGTCAACGCGTACAATGCGGAGAACGCCATCGACGTCTCCGTGTACAAGGGCCCGACGGACCACGTGTATGTCGAGCGAGGTGGAATAGACCTTTACCCCGGCCGCCGCGTGCGGCTGGAAAGTGAGGAGTATTTCCCGGAAACGGGTTTCCGCAGCAGCCGTATCACTAAAATCACGCGTAAGGTGGCGCTTCCCTCGCAGGTGGACCTTGAGATCGGCGACGCGCTTTCCACGGGCGTGATGGAAAGCCTGACGAACAGCATCGACGAGGTGCGCAGCTATACGAAGACCGCCGTGTCCGGCGCGAACCTTCCGGACATTATCCGGAGCTGGGACAATACACTTCCCACCGACAACAACCTTTTCTCGGCTAGGCGGAGCCAGGCCGAGTTCATCAGCAAGAAGAGGGCCGACCGTGCGAAGAAGAAAATCACCTTCGAGGAAGGCATCGGTATCGGGCAGGAGGATAATGCGGGTATTGATGACAAGGGCAACGCCGAGCTGCTGACGCTCGTCGTGAAGACTTTGCTTCGCAGTCCGAAATTCGTAGACGGTCTTTTCGGTGAGGGGTGGCGGCTCTGGATGGAGAAAGAACTTTCGCACCTGACCATTGACAAGCTGACGGTGCGCCAGGTCATGGTGGTGCTGGAACTGCTTATCGAGAAGGTACGCAGCGTGGGCGGAATGCTGTGCGTCAGTGCCGCCAACGGGAAGATAAAGACCGCCGTACTGGAAGACGGATACTGGAAGATCACCTTCGAGCAGGACAACAGTTTTCAGGCCCATGACCTGATGCGTTGCGCCACGTTCACCGGCGGTAACCTGAAAGGGTACTGGGTGGAGGTGGCCGGCGTGGAGGGTGACTCCATCCTCGTGCCTGAAGGGGAGTTCGGTGCTTCCCTTCCGGAGGCGGGCGATGAGTGCGTGTTGATGGGCAACACGGAGAACCCGCTGCGGCAGAACCTGATCCTGATCTCCGCCACCGAGGACGGGCAGCCCCGCGTGGACGTGATGGACGGGGTGAAGGCGAAGAACTTTTCGGGCTGCCTCCGCACCCGCCTGGGCAACCTTGACGGCATCAGCGACGACTGGTTCCCGGCTGACAACCAGCCGCACGGCAACGGCCTTTACAGCGACAACGCCTATTTGCGCGGCACGTTCCTGCTGGTGACGGGCGAGGACATCAAGACGAAATTTGAGATAGTCGAGGGACGCATCACCAGCGCGGTGACCGCCCTTCGCAGCGACTTCGCCACGGAGAAGGGCTACTTGAACAATCCTGCCTTCGACGACGGGCTGGAGAAATGGAACACGGAGAACGAGACGGTGTTCTTTCTGGCAGGTAACAAATGGATCTGGGCAAACAACAACGTGCTGACCAGGAAGGGCGACGGGGCGAGCGTGACGGTGGATGACGGGCGGACGGTGGTGCGCATCCGTAACAAGTACATCCTCCAGAAACGGGCGAATTTGAAAAGCATCCCCTCCATGCCGGTGAACGGTGACGGGGAGAAGGAGGCCGTGCCGGTGTACCTTTCTTTCTTCTACCGCTGCGCAACCAAAGGGACTCTAAGAGTCCAGTTCGTGGACGTTGACAAGACGGGCTTTGCGAACTTCAACAGCATGGAGGTGGAGGAGGAACTGTCTGCAACTGATGGTTATGTGCAGTACACCTGTAGCGGACTTTGGAACGGTACCGGTGATTTCAAACTGTCCTTTACCGGTGACATCTACCTGTACATGCTCGTGCTGTCCACTGACAAGGTGGAGAGCCTCGCGCACCGCTACCGGACGCTTTTCGAGCAGTCGGAGCGTCTGGTGAAGATAACGGCCGCCGTCTTTGACCGTGACGAGAACATGCTGGAAGAGACCGGCCTTGTGGTGAAGCCTGAAGGCGCGGGCATCTACGCCCAGGATGCGGACGGGAAACTGGCGCTTATCGGCGTGAGTGTGGACGAGACGGACGCTGACGGCAACAAGATCAGCGTGGTGAAGCTGACCGGGGACCATATCAAGCTGGAGGGCCTTGTGACGGCCAACGATAATTTCAAGATCCTGGAGGACGGGAGTATCGAGGCCAAGAACGGGAAATTCACGGGCGAGATCGATGCCGATACCGGCAAGATAGGCTATTTTTCCATCGATAGTCAGGGGCTTTATTACGGAGACCTGTCCAAATGGACTGACCTCAGTTACAAGCAGGACCTGGCTGCCATCCGTCCGGGACTTATCCGGTTACAGTCCGAGGAAGGCTATTTTTCACCTGGTGATATCGCCAATGTCAAGGTGGCTATCGGCAATGGTGCCGATCCTACGCTCACCGGTTCTTCATCACTTTGTAACTGCGCCGGGTATTTCTATCGTCAGATGAACCCCTCTTCGGGCGATTATTATCTTCCCGCTGTAAAGATAATCAGTGACAACGTGATAAACCGTGACGTTGCCCTTTATACGGAAGGCGCCATCGTCTGCCAGGGCGGCCTTCTCTCTTCCGGCCACTTTAACGACACCAACTCGGTGACCGTACTGGACTTTTCTTTCGGCACCACACAGCTGATATACAACACCGTGAAACGGTATGTCTATCTTCCCACGCTTTCCATCATGAAGCAGGTGATGAACTCCACCGGTGTGTTTGCTGTGTTCGTGCGTTTGGTAGCCCGTTATGAGAACAGCCGGAGTTTCCTGGTCACCTTCCAGGACGGCCAGTCCTCGCTGTATTTCCGTAACAACAACGGTGGGCATTATGGCAACGAGATAGAGATGGGCGCCGGTGATATTCTGGAACTGCTGCTGATTTATGACGGCGGTAATTATTACGCGCAAGTATTGGATCGTAAAACATAAAAATATGGTAAGAATCAATTTCAAACAGTTGCCGGTCTATACCGGCATATCCCGTAAGGAAACGGTAACGGGTGACGCCCGCGAGTCATTCGCCGACGTGCTGTACACCCGTGTAAACGGTGTCCGCGCCAAGAACCTTGCCCTTAAGATCTTCAACAGTGAGGGTGATATGGAACTGGACTCCGAGGACGAGAAACTGGTGCGTTTTGCCGCCGTGAACCTCTGTGTGCCTTCCGTGGGCGATGCGATTATCGAAACACTTGACAACAACCCTGAAAACGAGAAGGAGGAATAGACTATGGCACTTACAGACGCGGAGAAAACAGAACTTAAGAACGACATCCTGAACGCGATCAAGGCGGAGAGCCAGGGCGTTGACGAACTGACCGAGGTCACCTCGCTGGACAACATCAAGAGCCTCCCGGCGTTGCGTGGTACCGAGCTGGTGAGCGCCCCGCTTACCCTGTTGGGCAAACCCGCCACGGACGCCGCTGCCACAGCCAACGCCGCCGCCACGAAAGCGAACAACGCGGCCACCAATGCCTCGGAAGCCGCCAGTACCGCTGGCAGCGCGGCAGCCACGGCGAACGAGAAGGCCGGCGTGGCACAGGCAGCTGCCGAAGCTGCCAATGAAGCCGCCACAAAGGCAAAGGATGCCGCCGACGCGGTGGAAGGCAGCCTGGTGGGCAGCATGACGGCCGTTCCGGACGAGGAGAACGACACGGTGGAACTCACCCTTCTGGGGAAGACCGGAGAGAAAATCGCCTCCGTCGCCATTCCGGGGGGCACGGGCAGCGGGGGCAACACGTACAACGTGACGGAGGAAGTCCCGCTGCAAAGCGGTTACTACACCCTGGCTACGGCCATCGTGGCGGTGGACGAGAAATACCGCTACAAGGGCCGCTGCATCACCTACGAGGTGTCGCAGGGGAGGTGGGAGACGAAGCAGTTCACGGGCACGAGCCTGACGGCGTGGGAGAGCACGGGCGCCTGGGAGGACTTCGGCGGCGCGGGCACGGTGAAGAGCCTGACGGTGAACGGTGAAAAACAGAATCCCGACGCGGAGGGGAACGTGAGCCTGACCATTAACAAGGTGGAGGTGGACGAGAGCCTGAACGCGGACAGCACCAACCCCGTGCAGAACGCGGCGGTGGCGGTGAAACTGTCCGAACTGGAGGCTAACACCATCTTCGGCGCGGACGCCGAGCTTAGCGACGACGAGAGCACCGTTCGCCTGACGCTGACCAACAAGAACGGCGCGGAGGTGGTGGCCGTCGATCTCCCGGCAGGCGGCGGAAGCGGTGGCGGTGACACCTCCACCACACGGATCGTCCTGGGCGCATCGGTGGACAACCCGACCGTCAAGGAGGGCGGCAGCGTGAAACTCACGTGGAGCTACGACCACCAGTACACCGCCGGCGACGAGAAGGGGGAGAGCACCGGGCAGAAGGCCACGGTGCAGATCACGGTGAAGCGCGGCGCCACCACCACCTACAGCGAGACGATACAGGAGGTAAGCAAGGGCACGTACACCCTTGACCTGACCAAGTACCTGCTGCTGGGCACGAGCGACATCTACGTCGTTGCCACCGCCACCGACCCGTCCACGGGGAAGACGCAGAAGAAGCAGGCCTACGTCAGCGTGAAGAGCGTTACTCTGAGCCTGTCAAGTTCTTACAACATAGCGGGCGGCCTCGCGCAGGGCGGCCTTGGCGCTGACGATACCGCCACCATCCCCTACGCCGTAACCGGTACCGGGACGAAGACCGTGACCCTCTACGTGGACGGCGCGCAGAAGGAAGCCCACTCCGTGACGCGCAGCGGCACCACCAACGGCACGTTCAGCCTGGGCATGTCCGGGCTGTCAGTAGGCCGGCATACGGTGCAGATCGTCGCCGAGATGGAGACCGACGGGCTGACGCTGAAAAGCGAGAGCGTGTATATGGATATCCTTAAAAGGGGCAGCAGCGCGCCGTTCATCGGCACGAAGATCACCCACGCCGACGGGCGCATCATAACAGGTACGGGCCATACCGTCCCGACCCTGGAAGTGGGGCAGTACGAGCCGTGCTCCTTCAGCTTCGTGGCCTATGATCCGGCTGTCGTTCCGGCCACGGTGGAGATCTGGCGTAACGGCAGCCTCTCTCGCAGCGTCAGCGTGCCGAGAAGTGTGCAGACGTACGGCAACCGCTTCACCGAGAAGGGGACACAGACCCTGCAGCTGAAGCTCGGCGCGACCGCCTATACCCTGCACATCGACGTCACCGAAAGCGGCGTGGACATCGCCGAGGCAAGCTACGGGCTGCTGTTCAAGTTGGACGCTGCCGGGCGCAGCAACGAGGAGAGCGACCCGGCCGTATGGGAAGCCGGCGGCGTAAAGACCACGTTCGAGAACGTGGACTGGAGCAGCAGCGGCTGGACGGGAAACGCGCTGAAGCTCGTGAACGGGGCGAAAGCGACGATAGGCTACAAGCCCTTCGCCACCGACGTGAAGTCCACCGGGCTGACGATAGAGATCACCATGAAGGTGAGCAATGTCACCGACCGCTCGGCCGCCGTTGTGAGTTGCATCAACAGCGGCAAGGGACTTCTTGTCACCACGCAGGAGGCGGGCTTCCGCACGGGGCAGACCGTGACCTACACCAACGAGGACGACGAGCAGGTGACGCGCGAGGTAAAACTTGCCACGAACTACGCCGACGGGGAGGAGATGAAGGTCGCCCTGATGGTAGGCACGACGGCGGAGAACCGGCTGATGCAGCTCTACGTCAACGGCAACCGCACCGGCGCGGATATTTATGATGCGTCTTTCAATTTCCAGCAGGACACCCCGCAGGAGATAACCATAGACAGCTCCGGGGCGGACGTGGAGATACGGAGCATCCGCGTCTACGGCCGTGCCCTCAGCGACGACGAGGAACTGGAGAACGCGATGGTGGACGCCGACGGCACGGACACGATGATGGCACTGTACGAGGAGAACGACATCCTCGGGGACACGGGCGACGTGGACCTGGACAAGCTGCTCGCACAGGGGAAGGGCGTGCTGCGCATCGTGCGTCAGAACAGGCTGGATGACGTGTACGCCGAGAACAACAAGAAGACCGACTTCCTGGCCGACATCTATTACTACTCGCCCCTCGGAAGGGAATACGACTTCATTCTCACGAACTGCTACATTCGTATCCAGGGCACGAGCTCCACGAAATACCCCAGCAAAAACCTCCGCATCTACTGCGCCAAGGGGAGCGAGCTTCTTTCGATGAGCGGGCAGCACGTCAGCGCGGGGAACAAGTACACGATGCGCCCCGGGGCGGTGCCCGTGAACCTGTTCTGCTGCAAGAGCGACTATTCCGACTCCTCCATGTCCCTGAACACCGGCGGCGCCAAGCTGTTCAACGACGTGATGAAGGAACTCGGCCTTCTGACCCCTCCGCAGCGGTACCAGTACGAACAGGCCGGAAACAGCCTCGCAGGGATCAATATCCGCAGTGCCATCGACGGCCTGCCTATCGACATCTTCTGCGCGGAGACGGCCGACGGCGAGAACAGCTACTACGGGCAGTACAACTTCAACAACGAGAAGAGCAAGAGCGGTGCGGTGTTCGGCATGGAGGGCGTGGACGGCTACACCCCGGAATGTCCCGTCACCCTGGAGATGCTGAACAACACCTCGCCTATATGCCTTTTCGCCACCACGAGCGACACGCAGATGGAGGCCGACTTCGACGCCGGTGCGGAGATCAACTACGGCATCGACACGTCCGGCAAGGCGCAGAGCGACGGCGACATCACGTGGAGCGGCCTTTCCACGGCCGGGCAGACCGCCCTGAAACGCCTGTACGGTTGGATACGTGCGTGCGTCCCCTCCGGTGCCACCGCGAATGACCTCTCCACCTTCGTGAGCGAGAAGTTCACAAGCGAGATAGACAGCTATTTCGACCGTGACTACCTTCTGACCTACTACCTCTTCACCGACTATTTCCTTAGCGTTGACCAGCGTGCGAAGAACATGATGCTGCGCACGTGGGACGGTGAGAAATGGTACATCACGTACTACGACGGCGACACGCAACTGGGCAAGCGCAACGACTGCTTCCTCGTGTACACGTACACCACCGACCGCGACACCTACGACGCGGAGGCAAGCAAGTACGCCTTCGAGGGTCACGACTCGTGGTTGTGGAACCTGGTGCTTGCCAACCTTCAGGACGATCTCAAACGGTGTGCCGCCAGCTTCCGCGCCGTGATGACCAACGAGCGTGTATTGTCCATGCTTAACGAGGAGCAGAGCGGCAACTGGTCGGACCGCGCTTTCAACAAGTCCGGCTACCTGAAATACATCGCCCCGGCGGTGCAGGAGATGTACGGCAAGGTCTGGCCGTTCATCTACGCCCTGCAGGGCAGCAACCGTTCGCACCGGGAGTACTTCATCAAAAACCGCTTCGCCCTCTTGGACGCGAAGTACGGCACGAGCAACTTTACGAGTGACAACATCGACCTGTACCTGAGCCGCACGGCAGACGATACGGCCGACACCCTGAAGGTGACCGCCGCCGAGCCCTACGCCTTCGGTTACGGCACGAACAACAGCCCGAACATCGCGGGTACCGGTATCGTGGACGAGGGTGACACCGCCACGCTCTCCATCACCGGGGCATACACGGTGAACGACCCGCTGCGTGTGTACGGCGCGAGCCGCATGAGGGTACTCGACATGACCGGTGCGGCCGACCACCTGAAGAACGCCCTGGACCTGGGCAAATGCACCGTGCTTCGCGAGCTGAACCTGCAGTCCGCGACCACCGGTAGTACCGGCTGGTGGCTGTCGATAGGCAGCTGCCGGCAGCTCCGGAAACTGAACGTACGGAACCAGGCGCAGGCGAAGACCGGCGGCAGCACGAGCACCGCCCTTGACCTGACGGAGCAGACGAAACTGGAGGAACTGGACGCGAGAGGTACGAAGGTGCAGAGCGTGACCTTTGCCAAGGGCGCGCCTGTGGCGAAAGCCTACCTTCCCGGTACGCTTACCACCCTGTGCCTGGAGTACCTTCCCAAACTGACCGCGGCGAACCTCACCTTAGAGACCTGGAGCAACGTGCGGACGCTTATCTTCGACACCTGCCCCGGCCTGAACTGGGAGACGCTGCTGTCGCGCTGCGCCAACATCGACAGGCTCCGCGTCACCGGCATCGACCGCGAGGACGACGGCACATGGCTGAACAGGTTTGTGAACATGGGCGGCGTGGACGCGGAGGGCAACTCCACGGACACCTGCGCATTGGTGGGCACGGTACGGCTGACCCGGTACTTGGACGAGGACACCTATGCCGCCTATACGGCGCATTTTCCGGAGCTGAATATCCGCCAGCCGGAGTACACGATGATCGAGTTCGACGATGACGTATCGGACGACGCGAACGTGAGCAACCTCGACAACGGTACCGGCTACAAGTATGGTAACTCCTACGTGGCGAGCGGCCATATCGCCGCCATCCTCGCCAAACGCCACCGAGTACTGGCGAAGATAACGAAGAAGCCCACGACACGCAGCGTGAACATGGCGAACGTGGATACCACGGTGAACAACCTGGACGGTGAGATGACCTACTATCCGCTGGATGACACCGACAGCAACAAGTACGCCGACGGCACGGCGGCCAAACTGGACGGCAGCGAGGGTGACTGGATGATGTACGAGCCGTTCTTCTGGAGCAAAGGCGTGAACGATTATCTGAACGGAAAACACTACAGCTGCTACAGCAGCAACGGCAAAGATGACATGCCTGAAGTTCCGGAGGCGACCGTCCTCACCCTGGACGATATTAAAGGTACGAGCGGCGACTATCTTTCCGGGCGTAAGATCATGAGCGGCAAGTCCACGCTGTCAGAGAGCTACAGCACCGACAGCACGTATTCGGTGTGCAAGGTAAGCGTCGCCGGCTACAAGAAAGTTCGTTTCCCGAGTGTTCCCGGCACGAACCTGGTGGGCAGTATCTTCACGGACGATGCCGGCACTGTCATCAGCTCCATTGTCGTCCCCACACTTAGCAACAAGTTCGAGGCGGGGATGTACCTGATAGCGGAAGTCCCGACGGGTGCCACCGCCCTTCACTTCTCCGTATTGAACACGGCGGAGTTCGACAAGGTAGTATTATCGAACAGCGACAGGATCGAGGACCTGGAACCCGACTGGGTTGCCAATGACGAGCACCTTTGCGCCGTTGTGGGCAGCTCGGTGGTGGGGACGAAGCTGCGCGCCTGTATCACGGGCGGCAGTACCACGGCGAGCATGAGCTGGACGGATTTCCACTATTACAGTGCCCAAAGAGGCATGCAGCAGATAGACGCGCTGATGCACTCGCGTATCGCGAACCTGTTCTACGCCAAGTACGGCCGCCGCGACAGCCAGGAGCAGTGCGGAGCCGGCCAGCATACGAACAGCCGCACGACGGGTGGCACGGCCAGCCGCGGGATGACGGACACGATCGGTTACGAGGAAGCCAGTTCCATCAACCCTAACGTGACGAACAGCCTGATAGAAAACTCCGTGCACCAGTACGCCTGGTACCGTGGCGAGGACAGCTACGGCGGCGCCACGGTGACGCAGGTGAATAACATCTGCTGCCTTGGCTACGAGGACATCTACGGTCATAAATATGACATGATGGACGGCGTGGACCTTCCCAATGACACGGGCAACGCCGGCAAGTGGCGTATCTGGATGCCCGACGGCAGTACCCGCCTGGTAAAGGGTTCCGTGAGTTCCGGTATCTGGATCACCGCCGTGGCACACGGCAAGTATATGGACGTGATTCCGGTGGGTTCCGTTTCGGGTTCCTCCTCGACGCATTATTGTGATATCTATTATATATCCACTGCTGCCAGCCGTGTGGTTTATCGTGGCAACAACTACGCGTACCCGAGTGGCGGTGTGTCGATGTCGAATGCGCACACCGATTCCTCGAATACGTACGCGAGCATCGGTTCTCGTCTGGCCTTCCGCGGCCGGCTCGTCAGGGCGTCAAGCGTCGTGGCGTATAAAGCGATAAGCGAGGTGGCATAAGCGGCAGCGTAAAGCGTCAAAGCGGGAGCGAAGCGACAAAACGTCCGGTGTTTCCCGATGAGGGGAACACCGTCCCATAACGGGCGTCAGCCCGTCGAAAATATATTTTTGTTTCCAGGTTTTGTACCTTTTTGTTGAACAATAAATTGTGAAAATCGTACTTTTGTGATGAAAAGGTGGCGCCTCCCATAAGCCGTGTGGTTTATCGTGGCAACAACAACGCGAACCCGAATGGCGGTGTGTCGATGTCGAATGCGAACAACGATTCCTCGAATACGAACACGAACATCGGTTCTCGTCTGAACAACAATCGAAAAGAAATTTTAATCGGCGTACAACACCGGGGACTTGTCCCCACCGTGGTGCCGAGGGAGGCAAGCCTCAGTAACAGCGGCCCGGAAGGGCTGGAAAACTGAAAAACAGAGTGTCGGGTAGGGTTTGGTAGGCCGGAAACGGTTCGAAGAAGCCGGGCCCGGGGGATTGAAGGCCCCGTATTAAAAAACAGTAAACAGTAATTTATGCGCAGGGTTGGGTATATCATCGAGGAGATCGTGGAGCCTTCCAACATGGAGGCTTCCTTCCGGCAGGTCCTTCGCGGCAGCAAGCGTAAACGCAGCCGCCAGGGGCGCCACCTGCTCGCGCATAAGCCCGAGGTGTTGGAGGAACTGACCGCGCAGATCGCATCCGGTACTTTCCGCGTGAAGGACTACCGCGAGCGCGAGATCATCGAGGGCGGCAAGCTGCGCCGCATCCAGGTGATCCCGATGAAGGACCGCATCGCCGTGCACGCCATCATGGCGGTGGTGGACCGCCATCTGCGGAAACGTTTCATCCGTACCACCTCCGCCAGTATCAAGAGACGGGGTATGCACGACCTCCTGGCGTATGTCCGCCGTGACATGGCCGAGGATCCTGATGGCACGCGTTACTGTTACAAGTTTGACATCACCAAGTTCTACGAGAGCGTGAAGCAGGATTTTGTGATGTATTGCGTGAACCGCGTGTTCAAGGACAGGAAACTCATCGCCATGCTTGACAATTTTGTCCGGTTGATGCCTGACGGGTTGAGTATCGGCCTGCGTAGCTCACAGGGCTTGGGTAATTTGCTTTTGTCTGTGTTTTTGGACCATTATTTGAAGGACAGGTATGCCGTGCGTCATTTCTACCGCTATTGTGATGACGGCGTCGTACTGGGTAAAACGAAAGCGGAACTGTGGAAGATTCGTGATGCCGTCCACGGGCGCATGGAGTGTGCCGGTCTCCTGGTGAAGGGGAACGAGCGCGTGTTCCCGCCGGGCGAGGGCATCGACTTTCTGGGGTATGTGACTTTCGGTGCGGACCATGTCCGCCTTCGCAAGCGCATCAAGCAGAAGTTCGCCCGAAAAATGCACGAGGTAAAATCGAGAAGGAGGAGGCGTGAGCTGATAGCGTCGTTCTACGGGATGGCCAAGCACGCCGACTGTCATACGTTGTTTAAAAAATTAACAGGCAAAGACATGAGATCATTCAAAGACTTGAACGTCGCTTATAAGCCCGAAGACGGCAAAAAGCGATTTCCCGGGGTGGTGGTAAGCATCCGGGAGCTGGTGAACTTACCGATTGTGGTGAAGGACTTCGAGACGGGCATCAAAACCGAGCAGGGCGAGGACCGGTGCATCGTGGCCATCGAGCTGAACGGCGAGCCGAAGAAGTTCTTCACCAACAGCGAGGAGATGAAGAACATCCTCTCGCAAGTGAAGGAAATGCCGGACGGCTTCCCGTTCGAGACCACCATCAAGACGGAAACCTTCGGCAAGGGTAGAACCAAATACGTGTTTACATGAGACGAGTTGAAGGAACATCCGGGGTTAAACTGCTGGAGTGCGTGAGCCCGGCACGCAAGGGATGGCGCGTCCGCTGGGATGTGCAGGAAAGGGAGGACGGCTCCGCTTCCTACATGGAGGAGGGTTTCATCGGGAAACCCGGTCCGGACACAATAAAGTCCGTCATCACGGGCTGGTACAACGACCAGACCGACCGGGAGATACTTTCCGGGTTTGTCTATGAGGAGATGCCGGTATGGCTGTCAGGCGAGAACCAGTTCAACTACAAGGCGGCCTACGACCTGGCCGTCCAGACCGGCGGCGCTACGCTTCCGGTGACGTTCAAGTTCGGGACGGATGAGGAGCCCCGGTACCGGACGTTTGAGAATCTGGAGGAACTGACGGACTTCTACACGAAAGCCATGAGGCACATCCAGGATACGCTGGCCGAAGGCTGGAGAAAGAAAGACGCTTTTGATCCGGAAGATTACCGGGTGGAATGAACCCTTCGGGGGAGGGAAGAAAAAAGCCCCCGGCCTGTTAATCAGTCATCTCACCTACTTATTAACAACACAGTCCGAAACCGGAGCAGTAGCCGGGGGCAAATGCCCTCTCGACCGCTCCGATTTCGGACTTTATAATATTTGTTGTTGCGCAAAATGCGCACTAAGTAAGTGAGATGGTGCAAAGATATAAAATTTTTGTTGTATGAAAGTGATTGAGATACTAAACTTTAACCGGGAACTGCTGAAAAGGCTCCAGGCAGCCGGAATCCGTCTGGAGGACGCCCGGTATATCGACCTGTATGCGGACTATACCCGCCTGCTGGACCAGGGCGAGAAAGTCTCGTATGCCGTGGCCGTGCTGTCGGAGAGGTATTCGGTGAGTGAGCGCAAGGTGTACGCGCTGGTGAAACGGTTCCAGAGTGACTGCAAGACGCTTGCAGTGTGAACAGGCCGTTCAATGTGGTTTGTGTGGCTTTCCTCCGTTATCTTTAGGGAGTTTTAATTTTTAGGAGGAAATGGCTATGAACAAGTATTACCGCATCCTGGACAAGATCCTTGCCACGGGAAAGACACAGACCAATAAGAAGGGAAACATACAGTACCTTCTGAACGAGCAGCTGTCGCTGACACCGGCGGACCTGCTTGATATATTCGAGGGGCATCATATCGCCCGCAAGAAGCTCCGCAGCGAGTTGCAGTTATTTATGCAGGGTGAGCGCAACGTGGAGAAGTACCGGGAGGCCGGCATCAACTGGTGGGACTATTGCGGCTCCATCCTGGTGAACAGTTACCCGACCTATTTCGAGAAGCTGCCTCCGTTGATAGCGAAAATTAACCGGGAGAGGCGCAACAGCAAGAACTACGTGCTTTTTCTGGGCGAAACCGGTGCCGAGAGCAACCAGGCACCCTGTTTGAGTCTGGTACAGTTCCAGTTAGATGGCGGTGAACTGGTTCTGTCCGCCTACCAGCGCAGCAGTGACGCAAACCTCGGGCTACCTTCCGATATTTACCACCTGTACCTGATGGCGCGGCAGATAGAACTTCCCTTGAAGTCGATCACTCTCTATCTGGGCAATGTACATATCTACGAGAATAATATCCCGGGCACCCGTGCGCTGATCGCCGGTGACGAGACGGTCCGCTTCGGGTTGAACGTGTAGTTTGCTGTATATGTCTTGCAGCGGGAACAGTTCATGTTTCCCGCTGTTTTTCGTTTATTCTGTGGACCTTTGCGGCCGTTTTAAAGCAGAATGAAATGAGAAAGATGTATTTGTCCGCCCCGCTTCCTTTCGTGGGGCAGAAACGCATGTTTGCGAGGGAATTTATCAAGGTGCTGGGACAGTTCCCGGACAGCACCGTGTTTGTGGACTTGTTTGGCGGCTCGGGCCTGCTGTCACATATTACCAAATGTGTCAGGCCTGATGCCACCGTTGTGTATAATGACTTCGACAACTACCGCTGCCGACTTGTAAATATCCCGGCCACCAATGTGCTGTTATCCGATTTGCGTCGGATAGCTGAAGGGGAACCCAGAAACAAACGTATAACCGGGGAGGTTCGCGATAAAATGTTTGCTCGTATTGAGAGGGAAGAAAAAGAGCACGGTTACGTGGATTATATCACGGTTTCCGCATCCTTGTTGTTCGCCATGAAATATGTGACCAGTTTGGAAGGAATGAAGAAAGAAGCCATCTACAATAGGATTCGGCAGACAGACTATCCCGAAGCAAAGGATTATCTGGAAGGACTGACTATAACCAGCGAAGACTACAAGGAAGTATTCAAACGTTACAAAGATGTTCCGGGTGTGGTGTTCCTGGTTGATCCGCCGTACCTCTCCACCGAGGTGGGTACTTACAAGATGTTCTGGCGTCTGGCTGACTATCTGGATGTACTAACCGTTCTGAAAGGGCATTCGTTCGTGTACTTCACCTCGAACAAGTCCTCCATTTTAGAACTGTGCGACTGGATGGACCGAAACCCATTTGTCGGCAGCCCATTCAAGGAATGCAGGAAAGTGGAGTTTAGTGCAAGCGTAAACTATCAAGCTAAATATACAGACATGATGCTGTACACGAAGCCGGATGAGGTGTCAGGTATAGCAGCCTAACAATTGCATAAAGATAGGAAATTATTTTGAATCTGCAATGGCTTTTAAATGATATTTTAAAGCCATTTAAAGAGGGTTCAAGTGAAAGAAAAACGGTGGGCTTTGATCATGCTGAATAGGACCGCGCTCACCGTTTTTCTTGTACGCGTCGTTTTTGTACTTTTTGAAACGCATCGTTTTTGTTAAGCGGCACGTCTGGTTTTTCCGGATTTACATCCCTCAGCTTCTCTTCTTATAAAGATTTTCTGTTACCCAAAACTCATGTTACCATTGATTGTCATATAACAGATTATAAACTTTCTTATTTCAGATTATACCTTCTGATTAATTTGTAAACCGTTGATTTGTAAAACCTGTATCCTTTAGACGTTACAAATCCTTCTTTATTAAGAATATCCGCTATCTCCTGCAGAGTATGTTCCTCTTTTACTAATGTACGCAACATGGCGACAGCTCTCCTGTTATTGGGATTGTTATCCGCTTTCTCCCTGCAGGTTCTGATACTGTTCTGAATTGCCTGTTCATGTTTGTCCATTAAGTGTTCCGGATTACCCAGCCTGAATCCCCTTGCCTTCTTTGCCTGTAGGGCGGATTTTGTTCTTGCCGCTATCAGTTCCGCTTCGTATTGTGAGATTGCCGACAGGATATGCAACACCATCTTATTGGCTTGTGGGAAATCACAAAACACGATCTCCACATCATTCTCCAGAAGATTTGACAGGAAGGAAACATTTCTAGCCAACCGGTCCAATTTGGCAACGATCAGTGTCGCTTCCGTTTTTCTGCAAAGGCTTAATGCCTCTTTAAGTTTGGGCCTGTCCTTTTTTCGACCTGATTCAATTTCAACAAATTCAACAACCGGAGTTTTGTCACGAAGATATTTCTGTATAATTTCCCTTTGTGCTTCAAGTCCCAGTCCTGAATATCCTTGTTTCTGTGTGCTTACCCGAAGATAAGCTACATATTGATTGTTCATTGATTTTAAATTTCAATAGTTTTAACAGTGGTTCCGCTGACTAGATGCTCGTCTAATCTATGGAACCATTCATATTATTACATAAAAAAGGCTTTCCGTGAGATTTCAGGTTCCTATAAACTCTACTTTTTCACAGAAAGCCGTATTTTTAGATTCTGAATTTCTCAGAGATTCCCTAATACCTTATAATATCGTATGTATCAGAAATCCTTTTTTCATAATCATCCGTTTTCTCCACATTCTCGTCTATTATAGAAACGAGCATATCAAAGTAAACGTCTTCTATTATTTTTCTTTCTCCTTCAGAGTCAGGGATAAGATGTATTTCAAACAGGTCCTTTCCTTCATCGAGAATGATTTGTACCATTCCCGTATGCTTGAATCCCTGCACATGAAATTCCAGTCCGCCTTTGACCGGTTTTATCGTATCCATATCTACTCCCCACGACATTACTATAACGGGTTGTGTCTTTAGGATTGACCATATATATCCTGCCAGTTTCAGATCATAATTTTTGTTTTCCATATTCGATTTTATTTAAGTTGTAATATTCAGTGTAAATTCTCTGGTAATCCTCCATATCCAGTTTCGGAAAAACGGAGTGGTACATATAATAGAGGTCTTCTATGCTCCATAATTCCCCCTGATCGAGCAGTGCAAATATTTCGTCTACAGCTTCGTCAAATTCATCATAACTCCTCCATCGTCCGTCCAATATTTCTGTCTGGTGTGGATAAGTGTCAGTACAATTCTCAATGATATGCTCTACCAGTGACAGACAGCTCATGAGGTCTTTCTTTATCGTAAATTCATGGTCCGTATGTGGTTCGTAATATCCACAGCTGAGATTGATGCAACTGACCTGAAGCCCCCGTTCCTTTAGTTCCTGCACATCCGTCATCATTCCATGTGTTTCCCTGTATCCGAACTTTTTATATCCGGCAGCTTGAAGGAATTTGGGAGAACATAGTGAAGTCCAGCCGATTTCTGTAACAATGTCCTGATACCCCCGTCTGTCAGGCTGTATAACAAAGCGGCAGTCATTGAAAAAATCCATCACCGCTTTTCCTGAACCGACACATCCCACTTCTTCGCTGACAAAGAACGCCAGTTTTAAGGAGTCATACTTTCTCAGGCATTTGAGTGCTATCCAGATTCCGTTCTTGTCATCGGCTCCGAGTCCTTCCTGTCTTTTATTCCGGGAACTGTAACCGAATATGATTTCTCCCGTTTCGACAGTCGTGAAGTCTTTTGAATGTAACCTCTGCACTTGGTCAAGATGTGCTACGATACAAGGGTATGATTCCGCTTCCCCCTTTGTTATATATAAGTTCCCGGCTGCGTCTGTTTCAACTTTGGTACCGGTAATTCTCTTGGTATAATTCCATATAAACTTAATCATCGTCCGTTCTTTTCCGCTCGGGCTATAAACCTTGTATAATTTCTTAAGCAATTCCATAATTTTTATTTTTTTTGTGGGTTAAACATTTATTTCATTCATCTCGTATGCATAAGGCAATCCTGTTTCTTCATCTATCCCGTCATAAAGTTTGCCGTTCAATTTATGAAGTTCTTCCGCTTCCAGCAGTCTTTGTGCTGACTCTACGGATATTGTCTTTCTTTCATATTCACAAAGGATATTGTTCCATACCCGGTATATGGTTATGTCTTCTGCATGCTCGTAGTATTCCTCATCATAGTCGGAATAATGCCAGTTTTCCTTTTTGTATTCCTGTTCTGCTTTCTTCCGGCATTCTTCACAGCAATAGTCCTCTTCCGTTATTTCTGAATAGTATTTATCCTCTTTTAGGAAATCCTCTTCACATTCGGAGCATGATAGTACGTCGGAGTCATGGTGGTATTCTTCCAGTTGCTCTATCCATGTAAATTCTCCCAGATTCTCTACATCACAATAATATTCCTGCCCATGATAATATACGGTGGTGATTTCACGACAATTGTATTCATGGAAATCATCGTATTCCTCCTCACCATTCAAAGAACCGTCAGTAATATCAAGTGCGATGTCGCCACTTCCGTAATTGTCCGCTGTCCTCCCGGATTGATTGTACCATTTGAATGAATCCTGATAGCTTAGGGTATCGTCATAGTCCAGGTCACATTCTATCCTGAATTTCCTGTCTGACAATGAATTCTCCTCCAGGTCAACAAAAGCTCTTGAATCACCACATCCGGCACCAACTTTCTTGTAACCGTCAATGTGTCCTCCCTTTATCAGAGCATCTATTAAAGCACGTTTGAGGGTGTTGTTCTCATCGGTAGCGTATTGTCTTTCCGCCAGTCTCCATATTTTTCCATTCTGGTCTGTAACCCTGTTGTAGATGACACACCTTGCTGTCACCTTTCCTTCTTCATTGATCAGGTATGCCGCGCTTGCATCGACTGAATTCGTATAGAAATAATGCAGTTTCCTGTCTACCATGCAGGAATGAAAATCTCCTTTACAGCAGTCTGATGAATAGATTCTCTCAAAGTCTTTGTCAACATGCAGTTTATTCTTCGGTAACCTGCCGTGAGTATACCCTTGCCAGTCCGCCGAGAATTCCTCGCACAGATAAGTCACTATCTGTTCAGGGAGGGTTCTGCCGAATTCTGTTTCCAGTATGAGCGAGCGGTAGAGTTTTCCCGCTTTCATTTTAAACACCTTTCCTCCGTTTTCATGGTTAATGTAGCGGATTGATCTGGTATCCCCGTCTTTACACAGCCCTTTCAGTTCGTCCGTTTCAAAGTTCCTGGAGTAAAAGAAGTCTCCGTCCAGCTCCAAGACATAACGTAATGACATATCTGAGTGCCCGCTTATAATTATTGTCCGGGTAATGGTCTTCTTCAATTCCGCCATTGAGGAAATATGAAGCAGCGTATAATTGTTTGTCTCTATTGCTTCATGCAGTAATCTCTTGTTCCTGATATATGCCAGCAGTATCTTGTTTTTTCTGCTGCATACCCCGTTTCCATGCTTGATAATTCCAAACATGTCCTTGAATTCTTCATAATTTTTAAATTTGTAGTATAACATAATCTTTCTTGTTTTAAAATGTTGGTAAATAAAAAAGGAGGACACCACGTTGATTGTGATATCCTCCTCAGATATAATTCCGGTATGTTTCAACCGTCTCTCAAATGAATGGAATATGTAGTTCTTCCAGCACTTCCATTAACTTTTTTGCACCTTCTTTTGATGCTTCATTTCTTAGGTCCGTCCTTCTTTGAGGATCTGCATACACTGTCAATATCTCTACAATAGTCCTGAATAATGTCTGTTGTAGGGTTTGGTGAAATGTTGTCGTTGCAAGTGCGAATCGTTTTTCATTCCACCCGTAATCATTCAAGGCCCTTGCCAATTCCTGTGCCGCCTTGAACTCTCTGCTGTTTTCAATTTCAAATCTTTCCATTTTTCTTTCTGATTCGTTTTTAGTTAAAATATAGTTGCATTGACCGGCCATTTTTCTGCGTCAGTATCAATGAGCTGGTGTACATATTTATCTGACGGATATGCCTTTTCGGCTTTTAAAGTAGCTGCAATATAATTTGTTGCTTGTACTGTCAGCGAGGGCATCATTTCTATGAAGTCCTTGTACGTTTCCCCCTCTTCGGTAATTAAGGTATATTTGATTATATCGAAGGTGTAATGTGCCATACTTTATTCCTTTCCATTTTATTCAGAACCATTCCCGTTTTACTCACCGGTGTGCTCTGTCCGTTCATTTTCTTTTCTTAGCAACTGAAGTTCCACCTTCTCCGTATCAAATTCATAATTCATGCACTTTTTAAAGTTTCCCATTAAAAGAAGCAGGGGAAATAACATCCCGTGCCTGCAATTCCTTCCGTGCTCGTCTAGTGCTGATTTACAGGTGTCACAATGGTATATGTCCTGTATACATGTTACGCTCATATATTTTCTCCTTTCTGATTTTAATTCAACAAAAGAAGGGAGAAAGACCTTGTTTGTTATTTTTAGATCTTTCTCCCTTCATAGGATTTTTAGATGTTCCGGTTTATCTCAGAAACCATCCGTAATTTTCAGTGTCTTCCCCTCTCAAGGCTTTCTGAATGCCCACTGCAAAATCTGTGGCGTTCTGATTCCTTTCGAGGAATTTGTCAATATAGGACTGTTTGGCCGCCTCGTTAAGAAGCTGCATCAGGTCCCAGCATGAAATTTTTGCTCTTCCGCGTAAGCCGAAGTTAGGGTTGTCAATATAGCCTTTGGTGGCTGCATTGATGTTTGAATCACCCAGGATAACTTTCGGCAATTCTTTCATCTGTGATGCCGGTAAAACCTGGTAAAGCCGTAAACGTCCGATTATCTGGCAGAATTGTTCCTGTGAAATCATTGTTCTCCCCAGGGTTTCAAGAAGTCTCAAATTTTGTTCGGGATTGAATGTCTGAAACAGTTTTAGTGCGGCTATATAGATATCCGTATCGCCCATCACTTCCAGACGTCCTGTCAAGCCGTCACATGTCAGCATAAGATTACTGCATACCCTGACTCTCCATCCGATAAAGATTTTAAATTTTTCAGGGGATTTTTTTCCGTACAGGTTCTCTTCGTTCAGGCTTCTTACGCCGCCGATACAAAGATGCACTTCCTCACCGTTTATTTCCCGACATATGGTTCGGATATGAAAACAGAATGCCATTCTCTGATAATAGATGGTTTCGTCTTCAGGTTTGAGTTCTTCCTTCCTTTTTGTCAGTGCGGAAGGATGTCTGCCTAAAATCTTGTGTGAGACTCTGATTTCCGTATTACCGAAAGTTTCTCCTGCAAAAAACATGCTTGCCGCCTCCTCAATACGGTGTATAAAAGTCTGGTGGCTGATTGTAAGCTGGTTGTCTCCAAAGCTGGGTACAATACAGTTCGTTTCCAGTTCTTCAAGTGTAATGCCTGAAGTGTTTGATTCAATAAAATTGGGATGTTCCTTCTTCTGTTCCTTTTCTGATACGATTACTGCATCTTCGATAAAGGTTGGGTTGACCATACCCATTCTTGTCATCCTTGTGGATGGTAATAATAAATTGGTTGTTTCCATATTTTTATAGTTTTTAATTGGTTAATAAAATCCGATAAAAGAAAAAGCCAAGAGGTTTATTTCTTTGCTTTTACAAATATTCCTCTTAGCTTCTTGATTCCCTTGAGTATGGATGTGGTTACCTCAAGGATGGTTATAATTACGTCCTGTGCCTTATCATAATCCATTCACTAGACGTTTCTATGGGTTTTCAGTTGTTACATTGCCTGTATCAACTTTACTTGCGGCGGATTTACGTTTGCTCCTGCCACCATACTTCTCTACAAGTTCCACAATAGTTGAACCTGCCACGATGATCTCAGCAATGTATGCTGCGATTCTGATTCCTTTCATTAAATGTTTCATTTTTCTCTTGATTTTAATTGTTAGTTAATAATATGTTCTTGTTCTCTTTTCTCTTGTTTTTATTCTTGTCATATATAAGGGTTTAAGGTGAAGAGGGAAGGAGAAGAAAGGGAAGTAAAATGAATGATAAGGAAAAGGAGAAGAAAAAAATAAAGAGCCGTTATCAAGACTCTTCGTCCTGACTTGGCTCTTTGATAGGCTGTCATACTTTCATTGCCCAGACTGTAGCTGTAATAATTACCGGTACCGCTGCTATCCTTCGAATTGAATCTCCCAATGATCTTCTAAGTATTGGGCTCAACCCGGAAATTGTTTAATCTTGTTTGAAGCTGTGTGCACCATTTAGTACCGGTGCAATCTCTGTGCTTCAATTTATTCTCATCTATAAGGATTTCGGGTGATGGGAGGGGGAGAAAAACGGCCTGATATTATATCTTGATAATGAGAGGAAGCCGGATGGTCTAAAAGAATGACCTGTATGATCACTGAAGTCATATGAATTGTAAATATCAGAGTTATATACAATTAAAGAATAATCCCGGTTACTTTTTATCTTTCTGTTAAAATAGCCTCTTTCTGCTTGATTTTTACTTGATTATTGCTACTTTTGTACATAAGTGTCGGGAAGGTTTATTGAGGCATTTTTAACGGCCTCTCGTGTTGGTTATACAATGAGATATTTCCGCGATTTGATTTTGAAATTATAAAAATAGAAAGCACATGGGAACAGAAGGAATTCAGGATAAATATGTAAATCCATATACCGATTTTGGATTTAAACTGCTTTTTGGAACAGCTATGAATAAGGAGTTGTTAATTAGCTTTTTAAATGCGCTCTTATTCAAGGAGGAAGTAATCAAGGATGTAACTTATCTTAATGCAGAGCATCTTGGAACACAGGAATATGACCGTCGGGCCGTATTTGATGTATATTGTGAGAATGAGAAGGGAGAGAAGTTCCTGGTTGAAATGCAGCGTGGCGAGCAGCAGTTCTTTAAGGACCGCAGTGTCTTTTATTCCACTTTCCCTATTCGTGAACAGGCTAAACGAGGGGAATGGGATTATGAGTTGAAGGCTGTTTATGTAGTGGGTATCCTGAATTTTTCCTTTGACAATTCTGATGAGGAGTATTTCCATCATGAGGTGAAACTTGTGGATCTTTACACGCACAAGGTGTTCTATGATAAACTTACCTTTGTTTATCTTGAGATGCCCAAATTCAATAAGACTGAGGATGAGTTGGAGAGTATGTTTGACAAGTGGCTTTTTGTCCTGCGTAACCTTGCCTCTCTGCTTGAACGTCCCAGAGCATTACAGAACAGAGTTTTTGACCGCCTCTTTGAAACTGCGGAGATAGCTAAGTTTACCAAGACTGAACTGAGTGAATATTGGGACAGTCTGAAAAATTTCCGTGACTGGTATAGTGTTATATCTACGGCGGAAAAGAAAGGAAGGGAAGAAGGAAGAGAGGAAGAAAAAAGAGAGAATGCTCGTAATTTTAAAAAGTTAGGAATAACTATTGATGTTATTTCACAGGCTACTGGACTGTCTAAAGAAGAAATAGAAAAGTTATAGTGTAAATCTTAAATATGTTATTTGTGAAGGGAATATGCGGATGATTACTGTGTATTCCCTTTTTTATAGGGATCATGAAAGAATAATCTAATAATTTATCTATCTAATAGTTTATTGGCTTTATTAAAAAATAGTTGTTTTTTTGTTTTAGTTGTAATATTTATCTCATAAGTATTATCTTGTGTTTGAATTTTGGATAAAAATAGATTCTGTTTTAAAGGGTGCATATTTGTGTACCCTTTTTTTTCTCGCTATAATCTGATTTAAAATAGCTTGCATTGAAGAAATATAAATATGATAGTTTTGATATTCAGCTTTAAATTGGTGATACGTAGAAGAACGACAGCTGTATTTTTTAGAACAATTTAGTTGGACAAAAACTGATGCTTCAACTGTAACTAACATATTTGTTGCATATAACACCGATTGCTTTAAAATAAATCAAAATCTTCAATTAACGAATGAATAAGAGTCAGTGTATTTATTGTATATTGAAATATATAACAGGGGATACTGAAAACTGCCATCTTTCTTGTTACTCTACATCATTTTGTTTACCTTTGTAGTAA